GGGTTCGATCTGCCGCTGGGCAACGATCCCGCCGCGATCCGGCAGCGGATCGAAGCGATGGAAATGGTGCTGGAACGCGCCTTCATCATCCCCGGCATCAACCGCCCGGTGGGGCTCGACGCGATTGTCGGGCTGATCCCGGTGGTGGGCGATTTCATCACCGCCGCGATGGGGTTCTACATCGTGTGGGAAGCGCGCAATCTGGGCCTGCCGAAATGGAAATTGTGGCGGATGAGCGGCAATATCGCGTTCGACACGCTGCTCGGCACGATTCCGCTGGCGGGCGACCTGTTCGATTTCCTCTACCGTTCGAACAGCCGCAATCTGAAGATCGTGAAAAAGCACCTCGACAAGCATCACCCCGCCAGCCGGGTTATCGACGGATAGCCGCGGGCGCGGGCCAGCTTTGGTCCTGTTTATAACCTATCTGGTACTTTTCTATTGACATAGTGACGCTATTCGGTTAGCAATAGGCGATTGTGTACTTTACAAACCCAAGGAAATGAGCTAGAAAAATCGGCATAGGAGTTGCTCACCATGTCGGTTCTTTCTTCTTCTTGGTTCCACGATGAAGCGAAGGCTTTCGAGTATCTGGAAAGTATCGTCTGGGCTGGCGGAGTGACCTGTCCGCATTGCGGCGTTCACGGTGGCCGCGTGTATGATCTGTCCGGCGTTCGCACCAAGCCGAGCAAGAAGAACCCGGAGGGCAAGGAACGCTTCGGCCTCAAGAAGTGCGGCGAATGCCGGGCGCAGTTCACGGTCAAGGTCGGCACTGTGTTTGAACATGCCCGCTTGCCGCTCCACAAGATGCTACAGGCGGTTCACCTAATGGTATCGAGCAAGAAGGGCATCAGCGCCCACCAGCTTAGCCGCATTCTGGAAGTACAATACAAGTCCGCTTGGTTTCTGGCGCATCGTATCCGGGAAGCCATGCGTTCCGGTGAGCTTGACGTGCCGTTCGGTTCTGGCGGCGGTGCGGTGGAAGTGGACGAAACCTACTACGGCTACAATCGCTACTATTCCGGCAATCGCCGTGGCTATGGTCACAAGCATGGTGTTCTGGCGCTGGTGGACCGTGACAGCGGCCAATCGCGCTGGTTCAAGATCGACGGCTCGACCGCCGCGCAAATCCACCCGCTCGTTCTCAATAACATTTCCCGCGAAGCCCGGCTGATGACGGACGAAGCGAGCATGTACAAGAAAATCGGCCGCCAGTTCGCGGAACATGGCACCACTACCCACGCGGCGTTCCAGTATGTCGATTTGGCTGACCGCACGATCCACACGAACACGATCGAAGGCGCGTTCTCGATCTTCAAGCGGGGTATGCGCGGCGTCTATCAACACTGCTCAGAAAAGCATCTGCACCGTTATCTCGCAGAATTTGAGTTCCGCTATAACAACCGCGTGGCCAATGGCTTTGATGATCGCGCTCGTGCTGTTGAGAGTATCAAGGGTATTTCTGGCAAGCGCCTCGCGTACAAGCACTAGGTTTATGGTGGCGGTAAAACATGCACAAACACGCGAAAACGCAGGCGTAGTAGGTGGATAACCCATAAGCACCGTACTTGACAGAGAAGCAATCCGGTCAGGAATCAACAGGATTGACGGGCTTTGTTAGGACTTCTTGGGTACAAGGGCGGTGGAAACGAAACGTCCGGCTAGGCTTCTTTCCAAAGCCCCGCGCCTTTGATGGGCGCGGGGCTTTTCATTTTTCACCATGCGTTGTTGGAAACAACCGTGGGCTTAGGCTCTTGGCCCTTCTCGTAGTACCGTTCTCCCACGTACACGAGTGCGCCGTCACTCTTGAGACGAGAAAGAACCGACCCCACGGTGTCCTTAGCAACGTTGGGTACCTTGGCGCGTACTTGCACATCGACCTCTGCCGATGATGCGCCAAAGGGGCCTACAGACTTCATAATGTCCAGTACCAGGGGCTTGATTGGGGAAGCGCGCTTACGAACTTGCGGCGTACTAGCCGTTTCGCCCGTCAAGAGTTCCTTGGCCCTAATCAAACCAGCCCGCTCCCCTTGAAGCCGGGTGATCTCCGCATCTATGCGGGCGATCTCCTCGTTTAATGGTTCCATTTTCTTGTTCGCCATAACGTGTTAAACCTCGTGGAAACGAATGAAGGAGTGGTGCCCGCTACGAGACTCGAACTCGTACGTCCGGCTAGGACTTCAGTTTTAAAGACCGCTGCGTCTACCAATTTCGCCAAGCGGGCACGCGCTCTTGATAGCGACCCTTATCAAGGTTGCAAGGGGATTCTGTCAAAATGGAACAATCAACGAACGAACAAGTGGAAAAGTTCAAGAAAGCCGCCCGCGAACTTGAATGCGACGACGACGAGGCGCGGTTCAAGGAACGGATTGGCAAGCTTGTGAAGCAAAAGCCGGAGAAGCCGGAGTGAAAGCGCTTGGCATCATTGCCGCGCTGCTCGCCCTGTCGGCCTGCGATCAGAAAGAAGTCGGTCGCTACCAAATGACGCCCATTAAGATCGGCAAAGGAGACGATGCGCAGCCTGCCGTGATGGTGTTGGATACTACCGATGGCCGTGTCGATGTCTGCGCGCCCGATGCTGGGGGCATCATTACCTGCCACGTAGGGACTACCGCTTTCCCGTAATTAATCACTAGGTCGCGTTATCGCGATTTCGATTCCCGCTTCCCTACGTCCAGCAGGAATTTGCTCGGCAAAAGGTATGCCGCAGGCGTCGAAGGCGGCGACCAAAGCAGCCTCATCGGGTTGGCGCCATTCCAGCGGGGAAATGTGGAGTGTTATCCCTTCGTCTGGCAAAAAACTTGGGCCACCTATCATTCCATCATGAACTTTCCACCCCGCCGCTCTCATCGCTTTAATCAATTGTCCGGCCAGTTTTTGGCCTTCTGCATAGGCCATGTCGTAAACCACCTTCGCTTCCCCCGAGAAGGCTATCAGCGTTTGAGTGATTTTCAGAAGCTGTTCCGGGGTAAACTCTCGCGGAGACATTTTCCGTACTGCGGCTTCGAGCGCCTCAATCCTTGCCGCCGCTTGATCTGGCGTAGCCCCTTCTAGCTTGCGCTTGTAGTCGGCGATTTCATCGTCGCGCAGATGAAGGCGGGATTCGAGATTTCCGATCTGGTTCGAGAAAAGCCAACGGTTGATGCCCCAGCAAACCACGAAAGCGGTAATGGCAAAAAGCGCAGCCGCGAGGGGCGCCTCAGTTATCACGCGCCAGTTTTCCGCGAGTTTTGAGGGTAATCCGTCCATCCCGGCGCCAATGATAGCGCATCGGGTTTGTAAAGTACATATACGCCTAGCAATACGGAACATCTCGATGGTGTGAGTCGCCGCCCGGCACTCCGCCCTCGCAGCGATCCCTCCTTTTTCCGAATGGAACCCGTCATGCCCAAACCCGATCCGTCGGCAGGCGCCCGCGCGTCTGCCGCCCGCAACTGGATGCCCCGCTTCCTCTCCGCCCTGGCCGAAACCTCCAACGTCGCGCGCGCCGCCCGCCTGGCGGGCATCGGCACCGCCACCGTCTACGAAACGCGGCGGAAACAGCCCGCCTTCGCCCGCAAGTGGCAGGAAGCGTTGTGCGAAGGGTACGACAATCTGGAAATGGAATTGCTCGGCCGCTTGCGCGAAGGGGAGATCCGCCCCGCCGCCGGGGCCCGGCGCGGGGTGCGCAATTTCGACAACACCGTGGCCTTGCGCCTGCTCGCCGCCCATCGCGAAGCGCGCGACCGCGAACATGCCGTGCGCGCCAACGTCACCGCTGCCGAATTGCGCGCCTCGATCAATCGCAAGATCGCCGCCGTGCGCGCCCGGATCGAGGCCGAGGCTGCCCGTCGCGCGAGGCCGGACAATGCCCCAACCCATTGATCCGCCAGCCGACGAAGAGGCGGAGAAGTGGCTGACGCACAAGCACACCGACGTCGCCCGCCGCATCGCCCGGCCCATCAACCAGTGCGAACGCAACGAATGGGATTATGTCTTCGAACAGCACGCCCATCCGGGCCAGCTTCCCCCGCCGGACGACTGGCGCGTGTGGCTGGTGCTGGCCGGGCGCGGCTATGGCAAGACCCGCGCCGGGGCGGAATGGGTGCGGCAAGTGGCCGAAAGCGACCCCGATGCACGGATCGCGCTGGTCGCCGCCTCGCTCGGCGAAGCGCGCAGCGTGATGGTGGAAGGGCAAAGCGGCATCCTGGCCTGCTGCCACCCGGCGCGGCGCCCGGTTTACGAGCCGAGCCTGCACCGGCTGAGCTTTGCCAACGGGGCGAAAGTCTCGCTCTATTCCGCGGCCGAGCCGGAAAGCCTGCGCGGTCCTCAACATAGCCACGCCTGGTGTGACGAGCTGGGCAAATGGCCCAATGCCCATGGCCGGGCCGAACGCGCGTGGGACAATCTGCTGCTCGGCCTGCGGTTGGGGGGACAGGGACAGGGGCAGGGTCAGCGCATCGTGGCCACCACCACCCCGCGCGCCGTGCCGTTGCTGCGCCGGTTGCTGGACGAAGCGGAAAGCGGCGGCACCGTGGTGACGCGCGGGCGCACGGCCGACAATGCCGCATTCCTCGCCCCCGGCTTCGTCGCCGCGATGGAGCGGCAATTCGGCCAGAGCACACTGGGGCGGCAGGAGCTGGACGGCGAAATGCTGCTGGACGTCGAAGGTGCGTTGTGGAGCCGCGCGCTGCTGGAACAATGCCGCGCGGCGGCGGCTGGCGACGGCTTCGCCCGCATCGTGGTGGGTGTCGATCCGCCCGCCTCGGACCATGGGGACGAATGCGGCATCGTGGTCTGCGCGCTGGATGCGGGCGGCATCGGCCATGTGCTGGCCGATTGTTCGCTCGGCGGCGTCAGCCCCGAAGGCTGGGCCCGCGCCGTGGCCCGCGCCGCGCGCGTCTGGGGCGCGGACCGGGTCGTGGCCGAAGCCAATCAGGGCGGGGCGATGGTGGCAGCCGTGCTGCGCGCCGCCGATTGCGCCCTGCCGGTGAAGCTGGTCCACGCCAGCCGGGGCAAGGCCGCCCGGGCGGAACCCATTGCCGCGCTGTACGAAGCGGGCAAGGTGCGCCACGCAGGGCTGTTCGGCCCGCTGGAGGATCAGCTTTGCGGGCTGCTGGCGGGCGGAAGTTACGAAGGCCCGTCACGTTCGCCCGACCGCGCCGACGCGCTCGTCTGGGCGCTGAGCGAACTGATGCTGGGCCGGCGCGGATCGCCGCAGGTGCGGTGGGTGTGAAAGCGCCCACCCCTAACCCCTCCCGCAAACGAGGCCTGGTCGAAAACAAATGGCCCCCGTCCGAAGACGAGGGCCACCTTGTTCACTTCCGCTCAGGATGCTTGATGCGTTCCCGCTCGGTCGTGCTCGGGTGCTGCTGAGCATACCGCTCAGTAACGAAACGCCCTGACCGCGAACTGCGGTGAGACGTTTGCGTTGGCACTTTCGAACTAGCCATCGCTAAGTCCTTTCGTAAGAACAGACATGCCTCAGTCAGCCCTCGAGGAAGGCCTCCGCCTGCAACACAACGGCAGGCGGAGGTTTGTGACTGGTTACTCGTCAACGATGATGGGAAAGGCCCGCAGTCCACGCTCATTGGCGTAAACTCTTCGTCCCTTCACCGTGATCCAAGCACGCCAAATCACGCGCTTCCCCGGGGGGGGCGCTGACCTTTGACATGTCAAACCTCAATGTGAGGGCAGCCCGACGATCTTTGCGTCCCATCTGAACCGTGCTACGCACGGTTTGCTAACAGGGCAGGATCGCGCACCCGTAACAGGGGCCGCGTTCTGTTCCGGGAATGGGGAGTCCTCCCACAGGTGGACTTCCCCATTTTCCTTGATTTCCAACCTCCACAATCCAAGACACCCAAGTCCTGTATCATGGTGAATGCCCTATTCGTCAGGGGCAAGGTGCGTAACCCTGTGGATTACTGGGGAAGGGCCATTTGCTATTGCTGGCCGGAATGATCTACTGCTGCGACTCGTAGGAAATCTAAGAATTCGCTTTGAGTTAGTGGCAGCCTACAAAAGTGTGGATAGATTAAGATATCCACACCCCACCCTACTCCTGCCATGCGAATCAAATTCGCCATTTCCACCCATTCGCATCTTTTGTGACTGCTGAGTCGGCCTCCCGCCTTCGCGGGAATGACCGTTGATATCGTCATTGCGAGGAGCGGCGCAGCCGCGACGCGGCAATCCAGAGCGGTTCCACCGCGCGCTGGATCGCTTCGTCTTTGCAGGCTCGCGCTGACGATAGATTTTTCCGTACCATCATAAGGAAACCCCCATGTCCTTCTTCGCCACGCTGGCTTCCGCCCTCAAGGGCGGGGGCCGCAGCCGTGCGCCTTTGGCGCGCAGCTTCGCCTCCCCCTGGCATTTCGCCTTCGAACCAGCCGGGGCGCGCATGCCGTTCGAATATCGTCAGGCGGTGGTCCGCGCATTTCTGGAAAATCCGGTGGCGCAGCGCGCCGTGCGCCTGGCCGCCGAAGGGGTAGGCCGCGCGCCGCTGTTGCCCGCCGATCCGCGGCTTGCCCGGCTGATCCACGCGACCAGCGCGGGCCAGTCGCTGCTGGAGACATTGGCCGCGCATTTGCTGCTGCACGGCAATGCATACGTACAAATACTTAGAGACAGCGCGGACCGGCCGATCGAGCTCTTCGCGCTGCGGCCCGAGCGCGTCACCGTGGTCCCCGATGCCGATGGCTGGCCCGCCGCCTGGCGCTACACGGTGGGCGAGCGGGTGCTGACTATCCCGGCGCAGGACGATGCCGGCTGGCCCGGCCTGATTCACATCAAGGCGTTCCATCCGGCGGACGATCATTACGGCGCGGGCTGCCTGGCCGCTGCCGAACAGGCGGTGGCGATCCACAATGCCGCCGCCACCTGGAACCGGGCGCTGCTGGAAAACGCCGCGCGGCCATCGGGCGCGCTGGTGCTGGACAATGGCGATGGCGGGACGATGAGCGCCGACCAGTTCGAACGGTTGAAGGCGGAGCTCACCGCCGGCTTTTCCGGCCAGGGCAATGCCGGGCGGCCGATGCTGCTGGAAGGGGGGCTGCGCTGGCAATCGCTCTCGCTGTCGCCCGCCGACATGGACTTTGCCGAACTGAAAGCGGCGGCCGCGCGCGACATTGCGCTGGCGTTCGGCGTGCCGCCCATGCTGCTCGGCCTGCCGGGCGACAATACCTACGCCAATTACCGCGAAGCGAACCGCGCGCTCTGGCGGCTCACCCTGCTGCCGCTGGCGGCCAAGATCCTCTCGGCGATTTCCGAAGGGCTGGAGCCGTGGTTTCCGGGGGCGGCGCTGGCGGTCGACCTCGACCGGGTGCCCGAGCTGGCCGAGGATCGCGAGCGGCTGTGGGCGCAGGTCGGCGCGGTCGCTTTCCTTACCGATGCCGAAAAGCGCAGCCTGCTGGGGCTGGGCGCGGCGCAATTTCCGGGAGAACCCCATGCCCAATAGAGAAATGCTGGCCGCCCTCGTCGCGCAGGCGCGGGATGAAGGGAGCGACCTTGTCACCCTGCGCGCGATCTTGGAGGAAGCGAGCGACCTGGGCGCGAACCGCGCGCTCGACCGGCTAGGCCTGGCGGACCGGCATGCGCATCACGACATCGGCGAATTGCGCGAGCTGCTGCGCGCCTGGCGGGAAGCCAAGGCGAGCGTATGGCGCGCCGCGCTGGGTTGGATCGCGCGGGGCGCCTTCGCGCTGCTGCTGATCGGCATCGCGGTGCGGCTGGATGTGGTGGAGCTGCTGACGTGAGGGGGATGCGCTCGCCGCCGCTCATCCGGGCGCGCCGCTCTGGGTGCGCCAGATCGGTAGCTTCGCCCAGTCCGATCCACTCTTGCTCGCCACCCTTTCCTGATCCGGAGAACCCACAATGCCCGATCCGATTGCCTTCCCTTCCGCCAGCCCGCGCTTTGGGCTGCCCCTGCTTTTCGCCGGCCAAGCACAGAAAGAATTCACCGTGAACGAAGCGCTCGCCCTGGCAGACGCGCTGCTTCATCCCGCCATCGAAGGCGAAGCAAACAATCCCCCCGCTTCGCCCGTGGAGGGCCAATGCTGGCTGGTAGGCGCGGCTCCCACGGGGGCGTGGGCCGGCCGGGCGGGAGCGCTTGCCTGCCGCTCGCTCGGCACCTGGGCTTTCGCAACACCGCGCAACGGCATGCAATTGCTCGACAATAGCTCGGGGCAATTGCGGATCATGCGCGGCGGCGTGTGGACTGCGGCAAGCACACCTGCCGCGCCTTCCGGCGGGGCGACCATCGACGCGCAGGCACGGGCCGCGATCGCCGCCATCGTCGCCGTACTGAAGGATTGCGCAATCTTGCCAGCTTGAGGGAGAAATCCCGGCAGTTTTGCGTTAAACACCATTCACCGAACCATCCGGAGAGCCTGCCATGAACCGTATACCGCTATTCGCCGTCGCCTCGCTTATCGCGCTGGCCGCATGCCAAACCACCGGGAATGCCGCCACGGACCGGATCGGCAGCGCCACGCTCCATTTCGCCGACGGCAAGCCTGCCGGCACGGTGGAGCTTAAGGCTGCCGGCGATACCGTCACGGTATCCGGCACGCTGGCGGGCTTCCCGCAAGGAGTGCACGCCATCCATCTGCATACGACCGGATTGTGCGAAGGGCCCGATTTCAAGACTGCAGGGGGCCATCTCAATCCCGGCATGCACCAGCACGGGATGGACAACCCGATGGGTTCGCATCTGGGCGACATGCCCAATGTGGATATCGCCGCCGATGGCACGGGCAAATTCAGCACGACCTTGCGGGGAACGCGCATGGACGTGACGAACGCGCTGTTCGACGCAGACGGCACGGCCGTGGTGGTCCATGCCGGGCCCGACGATTACAAGACGGATCCGGCGGGCAATGCCGGCAGCCGGCTGGCCTGCGGGGTAATTACGAAAGGCTGACTTCCCGTCAGGCCCGCCTTGATGTGCTGGCGCGCATAGCGGCCAACAGGCAAAGGAGGCCCACGGGCACGGCGATCAGCGTCGCTTTCACGCCCAGTCCGAGATCGCCCGTCGTCTGCGAGATATAGCCGGCCATGAACGGCCCGAGCGACAAACCGATCAAGGTAGTGCCGAGGAACAGGATCGCCGTGGCCGTTCCTCGCATATGCGGGCGGACCAGCCCCTGGCTGGCGGCGGCGGATGCGCCCAACGCGGACGATGTGGCGAACTGGACGGCAAAGCTCAGCGCATAGC